GCTGATCACTCAGACAACCAAGCACAGATTACTGCTGAAGTAACTCGTGCACAAGCTGCGGAACTAGTAAACGAAAACGCAATTATCGCAGAACGCAACCGTGCATTGGGTATTGAAGGTGGTCTACGTACTGACGTGGATAGTGTTCAGTCACAAGTCACTTCAAACGATTCTGACATCCTTGCATTACAAAACCTACAAGCTGGTGACGTTACAGACCTACAAGATCAGTTGGATGCGGAAATTGTCCGTGCAACTGGCGTTGAAGGTGGATTGCGCACAGACGTTGACACCGTAACAGGTCGAGTCGATGCAATCATCGGTACTTCTCCAGAAACTTTAGACACACTACAAGAGATTGTTGGTGCGTTCGAAGAAGCCGACTCAGACCTACAAGCGGTCATCGTTGCTAACTCTGGTCGTTTGACTACAGCAGAAAGTGATATCGATGCCTTAGAAGTTCGTGCAACTGACCTAGAGTCACGTGCTACTTCTCTAGAAGGTCGTGCAACTGCAACTGAAGCGAAAGATGTTCAACAAGATGGTCGACTATCAGTCAACGAATCTGACATCGATTCTCTAGAAGCAAAAGTTGGTAGCACATTACTACAAACTGTTGCGGTAACTACTACTGGTGCGATCAACGAACTACACGGTCAAGCGGATCAAAATACCGCACGTGTTGTTGTTCTAGAATCAGAAATGGATACTGTAGAAGGACGTGCTACTTCATTAGAAGGTCGCGCAACTGCTCTTGAGACTGAACAAGGTCTACAAGGTGGTCGTCTAACTACTAACGAATCTGAGATCGACGCATTACAAGCGAAGCAAGGTTCTGCAACTTTACAAACTGTTGCAACTGACCTATCCGCTGCGATCAACGAACTACACGCAGAAATCGACGGTGAAGCTGCTGATCTAGGTAATCTAGAAGGTCGCGTAACAACTGCTGAATCTGAAATCGACACTCTACAGAGTGAGATGGACGCAGTAGAAGGACGTGCTACTTCTCTAGAAACTCGTGTAACTACAGAAGAAGGTCATGTTGACACTCTACAGACTCAGATGGGTACTGCATCACTTCTAACTGTTGCTACAAACGTAACTTCTGGTCTAAACGAAGTACACGCTCAAGCAGACTCTAACACAGGTCGTATCGTAACTCTAGAAGTTGAGATGGACGCTGTCGAAGGTCGTTCGACTTCATTAGAAGGTCGTATGGGTGCAGTTGAAATCAAGAACGGTCAACAAGACGGTCGCTTGACAGACAACGAAGCAGACATCGATGCTCTAGAAACTAAGTTAGGTTCTGGTAACTTCCACACAACTGCACAGACAATCACTGGTGCAGTAAACGAAGTTCACGGTGAAGTAGACTCAGTAGAATCTCGTATGACTGCTGCTGAACTACGCGCTGACGTAGATAGTGACGCACTAGTACAAGAAATTGCAGACCGCATTGCCGGTGACCTTGCAATTCGTGCTGACCTAGGTTCTGACCGTACTACTGACCAAGCAGACTACATTGCTCGTGACGCAGTCGTTCTTGCATCTGCACAGTCTTACGCAGAAGCAGAAGCTGATGACGCAGAAGCTGCCGCTAAGTTGTACGCAGACGGAATCGTTGCAAACGAAGCTGCGGTACGTGAAGCTGCTGATGACGTTCTAGACGGTAAGATCACTACAGAAGCGAACGCTCGTGCTGCTGCTGACAACGCTCTAGACTCACGTACTACTGTACTTGAGACAGAGATGTCTGCTACACAGTTGGGTGCGGGTCTTGCGACTGACGGTACTTACGTTGCTCCAACAACAACTAACTACATTGACGCATCTACTTCTCTAGCAGACGCAGACAAGAAGTTAGACGCTGCAATCAAAGCCGTTGATAACACACGCAACTCTGGTATCAACAACCTACAATCACAAATCGACGCAGAAATTGCTCGTGCTACTGCTGCGGAAGGTGTACTAACATCTGACCTAGCAACTGAAGTAACTCGTGCTACAGACGCTGAAACTGCACTAGGTGTACTAATCACTACTAACGCAACTGCTATCTCTGACGAGTCAAGCCGTGCGCAAGGTGTTGAAGGTTCACTACAGACGCAAATCGATTTCATCACTTCGAACACTGACTCTGCCGCTCTAGATTCATTGACAGAAATCGTTGCCGCTTTCCAAAGCGCAGACGGTTCTCTTGCTGGTCTAGTTGCTCAGAACCAGACGGATATCGCAACTAACGCTTCAGGTCTTGCTCAGGAAATTTCTGATCGAATCGGTGGTGACAATGCAGTCCGTGGTGAGTTCGCTGCTGCTGATGCCGCACTACAGACACAAATTGATGCTCGCGTCAAGAAGTCTGGAGATTCAATGACTGGTGACCTAGCAATGGGTGGAAACAAAGTTTCCGGTGTTGCAACTGGTACTGACGCTGCTGATGCAGTGAACAAAGGTCAAATGGATGCGGGTCTTGCTGCACAACACATCTCACAGTTCTCTACAGACGATCTAGTAGAAGGTACTAAGAAGTTCTTCAGCGATGCACTTGCTCGCGCTTCAGTATCTCTAACAGATGTTGCTGGTGAAGGTAAGGCATCTTACGACCAATCTACTGGTGTATTCTCAGTCGACACTGCTAAGACCATGTTGGAACTTGCAGACGTTGCTGACTCCGATTACGACGGTAAGAACGGTTATGTACTACGTGTAAATAACACTCTAGACGGAATGTCTCTACAAGACCCAACTCAGTTGGCATTCAACAACGCACAACGTCAGACTATGTCTGGTGACGGTGCGCAGTCTACTTTCGCACTGAACTTCTACACGCAAGATCAGAACGCGATCGTATTCGTTGGTGGTGTTATTCAGGACCCATCGGTACACTACTCTATCGATGCACAAGCACAGACTATTACATTCAACGCTGCAATCCCAGTTGGTACACAAGCGGTTGTTATCGCTCAGTCTACTAACTCAGTTGGTGTACTTGATCCTAAGTCTGTTGGTCTTGAAACTCTTGCTGATAACATCAAGGTATTCGAACAGGGTAACGATGTTGTTGTTGGAACTTCTGCTACAGTAGTTTCTGCATTCAACAAGACCCAGTATCGTTCTGCTAAGTACGTAGTTACTGTAGAATTGAATGGTGAGTTCGAGACACGTGAGTGTTTAGTTGTACACAACGGTACAAGTGCTTATATCACAGAATATGGTATTATCTTCACAGGTTCAGACCTGTTGGGTGACACCGATGTTCAAGTGAACGGTACAAGTGTTGAGTTGACTTACACGGCTGTAGACTCTGGTGCGGTAGTATCAGTATCTGCTACATACGTCGACGTATAATAATACATCGGGGGGAGCATCAGTCTCCCCCCACTAAATCTAATACATTCTAAAAAGGTATAAACTAATGAGTACTAATAAAAAGTTTAGAATACAAAATGGCGTCGACGTTACTGGTGAAGTAGTAGTCGGAAGCCAGCTTGTAATTACCGATGAAGGTAAGGTTGTTGTTCCTGCTCTGTCCGAATCAGTTGCTACTATCATCGCTGATGATATCGCAAACCTTCAGGCACAGATCGACGCAATTCTTGGTACTTCACCGGAATCCTTGGATACACTCCAAGAGATCGTTGCATTCTTCAATACAGAAGATGGTGACCTTCAGACATTAATAACCAACAACTCAACTGCAATTGCTACAATCAACACCACTCTAACGAACGGCGTTGCAACACCAACTGACATTGCTACATTAACTGCGTCAGTTACCGCTGAAGAAACTCGTGCAACTGCCGCTGAAGCAGCAAACGCTGCGGCAATTGCTGCTGCAAACTCACGTACTTCCGGTATCAGCACATCTTCAGGTTCAACTGATATTAAGATGACTGCTGAAGTTGACATGGATAGTAACAACATCAAGAACGCTAATGATGTTTATGCTGCTCGTGGATTCATTGATCACATTGAATCGAATGACCTAAAAGTTCAAACAGGAACTGTCGATTTCGAAGGTTCTATAGTAAACTTCGGTTCATCAACAATCACTGGTGGTGGTTTCGGTAATGCTACTAAGGCAGAGGTCGATCAACACTTAAACATTTCTACTGCTAATGCTGGCGAATTCGTCAAGTGGACTGGTACAGACTACGAGTGGACTGATCTAGTAAGTGGCCGTTTGGCGACAGATCAACTTCAGGTTGCATCTGGTGGTTCAATAGCAATTACTGGTCCTGGCGGAACATTCGACTTCCAAGACGGTATTGTCATGCTAAGTGGTTCGGATGTTAGAGTTGATACTCCGACAGACGTTGGACAAGCTGCTAACAAAGGATATGTTGATGGTGTTGTTGCGGCAACTGTAGACGCTGCCCCTGCGGCATTGGATACGTTGAACGAACTAGCTGCGGCACTTGGTGACGACGCGAACTTCTCTGCGACTGTCACTGCATCTATCGCAACTAAGGCAAGACAAGTTGACCTAGACGCAGAAGAAGCGACTCGTCTCGCATCTGACACTACACTTCAGGCAAATATCGATGCAGAAGCATCAACTCGTTCATCTGCTGATGATACACTACAATCAAATATCGATGCATTGTCTTCAACTCAGTCTGGTGACCAGTCTAACCTACAGTCACAGATTACTGCTGAAGTTGCTCGTGCAACATCTGCGGAAGCAGTCAACGCTGCGAACATCGTGTCAGAAGCAAGTGCACGTAGTTCTGCTGATGCCGCTATCGAAGCAGATGTTATCGGTCTACAGAACCAAGTAAGTCATATCTTGCAAGGTTCTCCTTCTTCGCTAGACCAATTCGTAGAAATCGTTGCTGCGTTCGAAGGTGCTGACTCAACCCTATCTGGTCTTATCAGTGCTAACAGTGGTCGTTTGACTACTGCTGAGAACAACATCACTGCACTCGAAGCGGACCTAACTGCTGAAGAGTCTGCACGTGGTGCTGGTGATGCTGCACTACAGACCCAAGTAAACGGTCACTCAACTCGTTTGACTACTGCTGAAGGTGAGATCGATACTCTACAATCACAAATGTCCACTCGAATCGGAACAGATTCAGACCATTCGGCTGCTCTTGCTGTCGAAACTGCTGCTCGAATCGCTGGTGACAATGCAAACTCTTCTGAAGTTTCTTTAGAAGCGGCTACTCGTTCTGCAGCGGATACTCAGTTGACTTCTGACCTTTCGACTGAAGTTGCTCGTGCAACTCAAGCAGAAGGTCAAATCGCTAGTGACCTTGCACAAGAAGTCATTGACCGTCAAAACGCGGACACTGGTCTTCAGACGCAAATCGATTTCATCAAAGAGAATACTGACCCAGCGTCACTAGATTCTCTAACAGAAATCGTTGCTGCATTCCAATCTGCTGATGGTTCGATCACAGGTGTTGTCAACTCTAACACTGGTCGCATCTCTGCACTAGAATCTGGTGTGGTTGCAATCGAAGCATGGGACACTGATAACGTATCAGAAGGATCAATCAACAAGTACTGGACAGAACAACGTACTAAAGATTGTCTATCTGGTGGTCTGTGCATCACTTACTCATCTGTAACTGGTGAGATCAAGGTTGACGAAGTAGAAGCTGAGTCTTCACTACGTGTTGCTGAGTCTGTTGCTTCAGATGACGCTGACAAACTAGGTGGCGCGGCACCATCTCACTATCGTATCGATATATACGATGTGAACGGTGTTGTTGTAAACTAATCTAGGTTTTTTACCCAGATGAAAGGGGGGACTTCGGTCCCCCTTTTTTTATGTTTAGTTTGTGTATAAATAAACGTATAAATAGAAGGGTAACTAATACTGGACTATAGTAATGTATTCAACAAATAGAGAAGACCTTATTGACTACTGCCTACGTGCCTTGGGGCATCCTGTAGTTGAAGTCAATATTGATGAAGAACAACTCGAAGATAGAATCGACGAAGCGTTGCAGTGGTTCCGTGAAAATCACCCAGATGGGTCTAAGAGATATTATCTGAAACACCAATTGACTCAGACCGATATCGATAATCAAACTGTTGATTTAGCGGACGACCTAGACCTGTCTGCTATTGTAAGAATGATTCCTATGACATTCAACAATGCCCACTCTGGATGGTTCAGTGATGCATGGCAGTTGATGGCATATACCATTTCCGATTTCACCCGTCAAGGTGGTCTCCTAGGTGATCTTGCACATTACGAACAGATGCAACAAAACCTAGCACTATTAGATATGAAACTAGGTGGTACACCACAGATTACATTTGACCGACAGTACAACAGAGTCAACTTACATGTATCCAAAAGTAACCTGAAAGTAAACGATTATGTTGTCTTTGAGGTCTATGGTATTCGCAATCCAGATGAAACGGTCAGTGAATACAACTCACTGTGGAATCACAGATTCCTAAAAGAATATGCAACCGCACTGATAAAGAGACAGTGGGGTACTAACCTAACAAAGTTCGACGGCATGGTATTGCCTGGCGGTGTAACGGTAAATGCCCGACAAATCTACGATGATGCAATCGCAGACATCGACAAGATTATGGAGAAGTTCCGATTGGAAGAGGACGAAGGTCCGATGTTCTTCATGGGGTAAGACATGGCAACTAATCCATATATAAGTACAAAAAATAAAGAAGAGCAGAGTCTTTACGAAGATATCCTAATAGAAGCGATCCAATTCTATGGTCAGGACGTATATTACCTACCAAGAGAGATTGTTGAAAGAGAAGAAATCTTTTTGGATAGTATCGAGTCTCAGTTCTCCGACGCATATAAAGTAGAGGTGTATATTGAAAACACCGAAGCGTTTGATGGAGAGGGAGACCTGTTCACTAAGTTTGGTATCGAACTGAGAGACCAAGCAACCTTTGTTATCGCTCGTCGTCGATGGAAACAACTAATCGGCGACAAATTGTCACAGGCGCAGTTCCGTCCACGTGAAGGTGATGTAATCTATCTCCCACTATCTCAGTCTTTATTTGAGGTCAGGAAGGTCGAGACAGAATCACCATTCTATCAACTATCAAATCTACCACAGTTCCGTATGACATGCGAGTTGTTCGAATTCTCAGACGAAGATTTCGACACTGGTATTGAAGATATTGATATCGTTGAACGTGAACACGCATTCCAGTATGAACTGACTATGGAGAATACTGGGTCAGAAGATTACTACTATCCGGGCGAAACGGTAACCCAAGACTTTGGTGAATTTACCATAAGTGGTGAAGTAACATCGTTCAACTCTCAGAGTAGACTATTGAGAGTGGCGCATACTGGCGCTTCAGACGGTAAGTATCATATGTGGTCGACTGATATTCCGGTAGTGGGTACTCTTGCGTCTTTCCTTCCTCTTTCCATCACCGAAGGTGTGAACGAGATACAACCACTGTCACAGAATAAAGTGTTCGATGATTTTGCAAATGACTTTGTTGACTTCACTGAGACTAACCCATTTGGAGATATATCAGGATGATGGGAGGACACTTCTACCATAAACGCGTTCGAACGTGCGTAGCCGTCTTCGGTTCAATGTTCAATGACCTACATGTTTTGAGAACAGATAAGAGCGGGAAGGTATTGTCCCAAGTAAAAGTGCCTTTATCTTATGCACCAAAAAGGTCTTTCATAGAACGACTAGAAGAGATGTCAAATGGCGAGGAGTCGGAACGTAGAGTCGCCATCAAATTACCTCGTATGTCATTCGAGATAACCTCTATCACATATGACGCCACCAGACAACTACCTAAAATGAATGGGTTCGGTAGCGTTTTATCATCGACAGTAGACAACCAAAGAAAGATTTTTGTTGGTGTTCCATATACCATAGGTTTCTCTCTATCTGTATACGCTAAGTCACAAGATGATGCATTACAAGTTGTCGAACAGATTATACCTTATTTTGCTCCTCAGTACACATTGACCGTAAAACCATTCGCAGACGAACCGGATATCAAAGAAGATGTTCCTATTATACTGTCTGGTCTAGACTTTTCGGATGATTTTGAAGGTGCTTTAGAACAAAGGCGTACCATCGTATACACCCTCAATTTTGAGATGAAAGTAAACTTCTATGGTCCAGAGAATACAGGACCTATTATCCGTGAGGTAAACACGAACCTGAATTTTATAGGTGATCCCGATATTGAGGCATCTCTTATAAACACTACTCCCGACCCTATTGATGTGAGTCCGGATGGAGACTATGGTTTCAACACAGAAATAACAACCTTTGAACCACAGCCTCCAGAACCACCAATAGTATACACATATAGTATCACTGGTGCAGTGAATGATCCGACATCCATCGATTGGAGGACTCATTACGCTCCGCCGGGATACACTTGGAAACCATACGTAGGTTTCACTTCAGATGAGCCATTGATGCACACTGACTGGATGTTCTTCGATGAGTCTTCTCAGACATCCACTTTGGGTAGTGCAAATATCACCAATTTAGATATGTCCCAAGTTGTAACCGCAAGAGAGATGCTCAGAGGGTCAGACTTTTCATCTAACACGAGTGATATTACTGGGTGGGATGTTTCTAAAAATAGAGACTTCACATCTATGTTCCGTGAATCAGTATTCAATCAGGACATTAGTGGATGGACTATTTGTGCAGATAAAACCACACCTATCACTGACGTAGTTGCGTCTTACTGGACGGACTCTGGTGTCACAATCAATCAAAACACTTACTCAGACTTTGATTACATGCATGATTGGGACGATTACGCTCCGACAGGTGGTTACCCACTGAGCAGCGCTGGTGTCCACGGTGTAATTTTACAGTCAATGTTTCATGACAATGAAACTTTCAACCAACCTATTGGTAGTTGGGATACTTCAGCTGTATTCAGATTTGATGAAACCTTCACCGAATCTTCATTCGATCAAGACCTAAGCGGATGGGACACTTCTCACGCAAGAACAATGGCAGATATGTTTGATGCATCTGAATTTACGGGTCAAGGTGTCGGTAGTTGGGATGTGTCTAATGTGATTAGTTTTTACGACATATTCAAAAATACTTTTTTCAACGCCACAGTAACAAATTCAGATATTTCTAGTTGGAACACAGGAAGTGCTGTCAATATGTCAGGAATGTTTTCTGTTGCTGGTTCTGTGTGGACTGGTGTTCCAGCTCCTTTCGGTGCAGATATCGGTGGATGGGATGTTTCTAATGTCAAAGATATGTCAGAGATGTTTGAAGAGAACGAAGACTTTGACATCAACATCGGTGCGTGGGACGTATCTAACGTGGACACTATGAACGAAATGTTCCAAGACTGTCCTTCGTTCAGTAATGACGGAAGCGCAGACATCGCCAACTGGGACACATCTAGTGTAACAGATATGGGTGAGATGTTCGAGAACGCAACATCATTCAACCAAGATTTGAGTGGATGGGACGTGTCTAGCGTGACTGAATACGATCAGTTTGATAACGGTGCGTCGAGTTGGACGTTACCGAAGCCTAACTTTACATAAGACATAGATATATATTATGAGAGACAACAGTAAACCACCTGCTCTTTTTGATGAGGAGCAGAAGAAAAACTTTGTTCATGAACAAGATTACGAGTACTCTCGTGATACTTATTATGACCTAATTGAAAAAGGTCGTGAGTCTCTAGAACTCATGATAGAAGTCGCACGTGAGAGTGAACATCCTCGTGCGTTTGAGGTTCTATCTGGTATGATAAAAGGCATCGCAGATGTCAATGACAAGTTGATGGACCTCAACAAAAAACAGAAAGAACTTACCAAAGAAGACAAACCTTCCGAATCTACAACTACTAATAATAATCTATTCGTTGGTTCCACTACAGACCTTCAGCGTATGCTGATGGGAGATGAAAAACTTATTGATCAGGACGATGATGAAGACGATATTACGTAAAGAAAACGACACCCAAGTAGTAAAAGTAACCGACAACACATTTACCGAATCCGAGTATGAAACTATACTCTTTGCCATGAAAGATATGGTGGATAATAATATCAGTACCATTACCACCAAAGATTGGCCAGAAGACTTGGTTTTTGGTGTCGATGGTCATAGTGATGTCTATCCAGTATTGTCACAGGAAGTCATGAAAATACTGGCAGACAAATGTATGTCTGTTCTTGATACTACCAAAAAATACGAAAACTATACTGCAATGTATTATGAGGGTCATGGTCAGTGCGGTCTAAACTGGCACACAGATAAAGCCTACAGTGCATCTGCATCAATCTATCTAAACGATGATTGGGAAGACAACTATGGTGGATATTTTGTTTTCAGGATGGAAGGTGGTAATAAACTAGGCACTTTAGTCAGACCCGATTTAGGTGTATCTATTTTTCAAAAGGGTAAAGTTGATCATGCCGTCACACAAACAAGGAGTGACGCACCCAAAAGAAAGTCTATACAGGTGTTTATAAAATGAGTTCCTACACCAAGGACTCTTACCTAGGAAATCCATTAGTAAAGAAAGATGGTGTTGCAGAGGAGTGGGACAAGAAAAAACTCCGTGAATATAAGAAATGTATGGAGAACCCTTCGTATTTCTGCAAGAAGTATGTCAAGGTAATCCATCTAGATAAAGGTCTAGTACCATTCAAACTGTATGATTATCAGGAGAAGATGTTTGACCACTTCAACGATAATCGATTCTCAATCGTTCTTGCATGTCGACAGTCCGGTAAATCAATTTCCTCTGTGGGATACCTTTTATGGTATGCCTTATTCCATCCAGAAAAGACTATTGCAATCCTTGCGAACAAGGGTGCGACTGCACGTGAGATGTTATCTCGTGTGACACTCATGTTAGAGAATCTTCCTTTCTTCTTGCAGCCTGGGTGTAAGGCACTCAACAAAGGTTCATTAGAATTTAGTAACAACTCTCGCATCATTGCTGCGGCAACCTCTGGATCATCCATTCGTGGTATGTCGGTCAACCTTCTATTCCTAGATGAGTTTGCGTTTGTAGAGAATGCCGCAGAGTTCTACACATCTACGTATCCAGTAATCTCATCTGGTAAAGATACAAAAGTTATCATAACAAGTACTGCGAACGGTATCGGTAACACGTATCAGAAACTATGGGAAGGTGCGGTACAGAAGGTCAATGAATACAAACCATTCCGTGTTGACTGGTGGGATGTTCCTGGCCGAGATGATAAGTGGAAAGCACAGACTATTGCTAACACTTCCCAGTTGCAGTTTGACCAAGAGTTTGGTAACACTTTCTTTGGTACTGGTAATACTCTTATTGAGGGTGGGGTATTATTGGACTTACGCGCTAGAGAACCTAAACTTAGACTAGAAGGTGGCGATTTATTAGTTTATGAAGATGTTGTTGAAGAAAACCAGTATATCATGACAGTAGATGTCTGTCAAGGCCGTGGACAAGATTATTCTACATTTAATATCATTGATGTTTCAGTTCAACCATTTAGGCAAGTTTGCGTGTATCGAAACAACAGGATTT